GTCAGTTGCAATAGAAAAAATCTGCATTGGGTCATCTGCAACAAAGCACCGTATGGGATGGTTACTATCCGCTCCCGATCCGGGCCAATACATGCTCCACGTAGGTTTCCCTGTGGTGCTATTGACATATTGACAACCTTGGAAAGAGCCGACGAGACCAACAGAACCACCAGAAGCAGATCCTATAACATCAATATACCCCGTACTAAGGGGAATTACAGGAGTGCCTTGATAGATAGCGTTGCTGTTGGCATTGGCAATTTCATAAGTCGTATAGCCAGTAACACCCGTGGAATTGGAGTTCTGACCCATCTTAGCAACAGGCCGAAGACCCCAAGATCCATTAGTATTTGCCATATTTATAGTTCCTTATAAAGCAAAACGATTAATAAAACAGTCCTATTCTTTTTTAGGACCACCAAATGTAACACGCGATTGACGTTCAGGTTTCTGAATAGCCATCGAATGATGCTGGGTTTCCTTCAGAAGATCATTGTCAACGGCTTTCATCGCATCTTCTCTCATATTTTGAAAATACTCTGTTCTTTCCACAACAATCTCTATCGGAATACGAGCCAGCAACAAACCACCAACACCAAAAACGCCATCGTAGCGTCCAGTATCCACAGTAGGGGCCTCAAAATCAGGATATTCGTCTTTTCTGACCAATTCCCACCCTTCTCTCATACGAGCAGAAATGTTTTTCCGGTCATCAAAACCCCGGACTTCCGACCTGATCCACCTATGAACAAAACCCTCTGGTGGAGGCGGTGCGTCTAATAAAGACGGTGGTGCCCAAGGCTTACGTCGTTCTTTTGTTGCTTGGGTATTAGAAGCGCGTGGAGCGCGGTCTATTTCAACACTAGCCATATTCTCGTTCTCCATCAACGTTTGTATTTCGCGTACTCATCAAGTGGCACCCCTAGCTTATAAGCTATAGAAACTTCACTCGGGGTGAGTTTTACTGTTTTGCGCCCAGAACTACTGGAACGGGTGGCAGAGGCTACAGCCTGTTGAGGTCTGCGTCCCTCCGAGACAGAAACTTCTTGAGACCCCCCCTTAAACTTATGAGGCAAAGCTTCATTCATTCGTTTATCAATCTCAGCATAATACTCAGGTGAGCTTGTGTCGAAGGCTTCTTGTTCTACAAGCGTTTTATGAATACCAAAAGAAGCGAACGTCATGGCGTCATCTTTTCCAAACCATTCGTTTTTTCGAGCCCATTCTTCTGCTTCCGGATCTGGTCTCAATGGTACTTGAGAAGACTGTTGCGCCTGTTGCACCTGTTGTGGAGGAAAAGCCTGTTGCTGCATACGCTTTTGTTCAACCTTGGCCGCTCTGACACGTTCTTCTTCAATAGCAAGCTGCGACAATTTTTTCTGTGCTTCTACCTGCGCCGCCGTATCACTGGTGGCAATGGCTGTTTCCAGTTCCTTTTCCAGAGAGTCAGTTTGCGAAGCAATGCGATCCCCGTACTCATTCACGTACCCTTCATCAAGATTCTGAACCCGACCTTTCAAAGCCTGATTTTCAGTCTGCATGTTACGGGCAAAAGAAATTGCAGCATCTTGCTGACGTTCCGCTTCTCTTGCTTTCCGGGTAAGTTTATCTATCCGTTTCTGAACATTTTTACTGTAATCTAAATGCTCGTCATCATCAGAGTCTTCTGTAGACGCAGCAACCGGTTCAATACTTCCCGGCATATCATCCTTATTAACTTCAACTGTAATAGATTTTCCTTCTGTAGGAACATCTACCATTTCGTCGTCTATTTCAGGCATGGTCTATCTCCATGTTAGTTATAATGCAGGATATCTTCAGGGTCCTGTACAACGGCTATCACTTCATCGTCATTTAATATACGGATCTCGCCGCCGTCTATTTTAAAACGAGCACCCGCATATCTTCCAAAAATAATCCAATCCTGTTCCTTGCACCAAGGCCCAGAAGGGAATTTAGTTTCGTCCTTGTATGCTAAAGGACCAACCTTTAACACATAACCGCATACAGTAGCTACTGATTCTCTTTCTATTACCTGATCGGGAAGGTAAATCCCCGCTTCCGTCTTTCCTTTACCACGATAAGGTAAAATCAATAAACGCCAACCTGAAGGTGAAGGTAAGCGTTTTAAAGAACTGACATCCAACTTCTCAGGATCAAGAACTTTTTCTTCTGGTTTGACGTAAGCTTTGCCCATAGAAATAACATTTTTTGAATCTTTTGACATTAGTCCGCCTTTTCTAGGATTTCTCTTAATTCCTGACCTATATAATCCAAGGATTCTATTGATCCAACGAGTTTTGAATATTCTGACATATCCTTTATAGACCCACCAGCTAACATCTCCACAATTCGGGACCTTCGTTCATCTATGGTTTTTATAAGGTGTTCAGCTAAATGTATACCGTCCACTTTATAATCCTTTCTAGTTTAACTGCCTTTTTTCGATCTGCCACGCTCTGGCCTTGGACATGGCCCTATTCCCAAACCAAAAAGCTATGATAGCTGAAAAAATTGCGGCTGTTTCTGGGTCCCACGCGGTTTCAATTGCTACGGTCCATTCTAAATTTTGGTTAGAAATCATTGCATAAATCATGGTTCCCTTGACCGAAGCAAACATCAGGAAGAACATATAAGTAATGACAGGGCGCACAGAACCCCGGAGACCGTTGATAAATCCGCCAGCATCGATACTTCGATCATGGGCATACAATCCCTTTGTTTCTGATATTTCAGCTTCCGCATCTAATTCTTGGATTTTAAGCTTGGATATTTGATCTGCATACTTTGCTTTTGCTTCCAGCATAGACAACTCATGCTTGTCTGCTTGCTTCTGTTTAAAGAAACCAAGAATTTCAGGGATTATAGAAGTACCAAATCCCATTAAGGTTCCAATCAAACTAATCATTTTTTAGCGCTCATGTATGCAGTCATACCCATATATGCACCAACAACTCCTGCCTGTCCAATATAAAACAAACCAAATAAGTCTGCTAAAGCTTTAATTCTGCTATCCGGGAAAATTGGAAGAAAGACAGCTACAGTAAAAACCAACATAGACATCATCGCTACCCAAGCCATTCTTCGTTGCGCGTCCGCTTTTTCGTGATGGTCCAAAGCTGCTGCTGCCGCTAGTTCAGAATCATCCACAATACCATCTTCGTTAAGATCCAGGTCATTATAATCACTGCGCGGCTCTAATTTTTTCTGCGACATACAACTTACCCAGAACCATTAAACCTATCTCTCAAACTATTACAAAACTGCCATAGAGTAGATATTTGTTTTTCGTGGATATCAATTTCGGCTCTTTGCTTAACGGTTTCAACGTAAGTGTCTCGCTTTATAATATCATCCACATCTTTACGCAGCACCTGTACCGAAGCATTCAGTTTCACTGCTACTACAATTATTCCTATCAGAGCTAGGATCTGGTGCCAATACTGAGTTATCAGTTCCACTTTTTCCCTTATCCTTTTCTTTCTTGAAAATAATACTGGGCGGCTGGGTCGAACATATACTTTGAGAGCTTACTAAAGGAAACTTCAAGGATACATCTTTAACAATAGCAGAACCTCTCAACCAACATTCTACTGCCGTTTTGTAAGGACCTATCTCATCCTCAACGCGCATAGGACAAGGCCCTCCTAACACACAGACGATTACAAAAGAATAGAACATTTTATTTTTTTCTGGAAGACCGTCTACGCGCTCTCTTAACAGCTTTCTTTTTCTTCTTTTTCTTTTTAGGGGGTCTTCCTACCTTTTTACCGTAAGTTCCGGGACCATAAGGCATCTCAAACCCCTTTCCTAACTGATCTTGAAAGAGCCCCCGCGTAGGGCTTCTCCCATTCCCCGAGCATCGCCGCTCGTTACTTCACCGCCCTCTCCAGATGGGGTGGAAACAGATTCGGCAGCATTATAAGGAACAAAACCCTGATCCTTTATAACCATTCCTTTCCGTGTCACTCCATTAGATCCTTTTTTCTTGTCTGCCATAATGATCTCCTATTCTTGACGTTGTTTCATAATCTCTCGTTCCCGAGCCGCGTCAATTCTAGCTTGGGCAATATCTTCGGTGGATTGTATTCTTTCCTCTCCAAGTTTCGCATTGATAGCCGTCTTTTCCTTTTCGAGAGCCAGACGTTGACCATCAATCATTGCTTCATTCTGGTCCCGTTCACCACGCATCTCAAGATCCTTGGCCTTTAGGGCAATCAGAGGATCTTGTTCTCCTCCTCCACTAATCTGCATACTTACTGCTTTCACTTCCTGCATCCCCGTAGAAATTAAATCCGCCACCAAAGATTCAATCTGTATAATTTCCTCTTCGGTCGGCTGACGATCAGGAGCCTGTTGCTGTATCTGCTGGGCAACCTGTTCCTTGGCCTTTATGGAGACATGTTCCATAACATGTTTCTGCAACGACATCATAACAGCAGGCATCTGCTGGACCAATCCAGAAGAACCGAAGACAAGATGGGCCATAATATGAGCGTCATGGTTCTGTCCTTCAAAAGCAACAAGAGGGAGATTTTCCAGAGACTCCGAATTCTCTATGGCCGGATCTTTAGGCTCCGGTTCGCCTTCCTGTACCGGTTTGAGAATAGCATCAACATCACGCACTCCCAAAGCTTTATACATGCGCCTGTAAGCTTCATACATATTATGAAGGTCTGGCGCGGCTTGCGCCAGTTGCAGTTCTGTCTGTGCCATTGCAATCCGTTGCGCCATGGAAAATATATTAGGATCAGACACAGGTATGACATCCACGCGGTCATCGAAGTCTTTCGCCTTTACGTTTCTCTCACCGCCAACGACATCATACGGATATTCAGGCGGCAAGTATTCTCCAAACACTCTTGCGAGTATAGTGAACTCTTCCTTTTGAGCATAATAAAGCCGCTTGTGAATTGCCGACATAACCTTGGCCCCTTGTTCAAGGAGCGCAATTGTCGTCCCTACCGCAGCTTGCTGATTTCCATCTCCAACCTGAAGGCTTGAAATAGCAGCAAACCGTTGACCCGCTTCAACACAAAAACCCATCAACTGGAACAGGGTTGGATCGGCACCTTTATAAGGCAGCAGCATCAAGGAATCCCTGATAGCGCCTCCCGGTGCATCCACATCCCTGAATTCTCCCGGAGAGAGAGGGTCCGCGTCGTTTCGGATACGCAAACCTCTTGCCTTGAACCCGGCAGGAAGATTAGACAAGGTTCCTGCATCTATAAGCTGACGAAGGGCAGCCGTCGCCGTGCGGCTCAAACCGCCGATCATGTGGATTAAACCAAGACCATAAAACCCAAACCCCGGCAGAAACTTGAAATGAACAAAGTATTGTATCTTATTCTTATCAGGATCATCCTGTTTCCAGTTTCGCCTTACACTCAGGACTTTTCCATTTTCTTCCGATACCGTGACAATGTAAGGTAGCTTGATACCAGTAGATTCTCCGTCTGGAGAGGAATCTTCAAAACCTTCAAGATCCAGATTAACATGGCACTCAAGCACCGTAATATCGGTATCCATATATGATGACGTAACACCCGAAATATCATCCATTTCCTCCTTTACTTCAGAAGGGTCTGTTTGGGAGGGGGACACCTCAATATCCAAATAAAACCCTGCTACCTGTTTCTTGCGGAGTTCGTTTTCCGTCATCTGAATAACGTGCGTTACGTTTTCAGCCGTCTCCATATCGGTAGCCGTGTAGGGAACAATAAGCTGTTCCGCCGGGACAAACTTGCTGACAGCCCGTCCCAGAAAATCATCGTAGTAAACCTTCTTGAAAGTAGACCCGGCAAGCGGAAGGTAAAACAGCATCTGATCGAATTCAGGAGTGTACTCCTTCATTATACAGGTAAGCTGGTAGTTCATATAGTGGCGAACCCGTTCTGCCTGATTTTCAATTTCAGGAGTTACCCGCCCAATAATCTCCGTCCGCACCGGACCTCCCGCAGGGAGAAGTTCTCCAAAAGCCTGCGCCTGAAACTGGGTGACCGCTTCCGCCAGAAGAGGATGGGTTACGCCGCTTGCGCCCCTGAAAGGTTCAGACCTCTCTTCGTACTTGAAACCAAGAAGTTCGAGCCCTTTGCTGTAGGCTTCTTCCCAATCCTTGCGTCCGTTCTTGTTGTTGTCGTAGTCTCCGAGAAGATCCGAGGAAATTCTCGTAAGTTCCGAATCCTCTAAAGTCTCTGCAAGGTTATCAAAAAAATCTCCTTCTCCACGATCCGGAGTGGGATCAAAATCCACCACGACGCCGCCGTCTTCCTCCATCTGAATGTTGACATCAGAACCCTCAACAGACACGTCTTCTTCGACACTGACCTCTGCGCCTTCCTCTTCATCGAGTTCAACAGGAGGGATGGAGTTCCGACGGTCAATCAGGGAGCCTGTTCCAAAGTTACTTCGGGGAAGCCTTTGTTCAGCCATTAACTAAACATCCTTCGTGACAGGGTTGGAGAAAGGGCGTTGTCCAGAGTACGGCGAACAGGACGAACATCGTCTTCGTCCTCACGGTGCTTCCTGTATTCACCCATGCTTTCGCCCGCAACGCGAACGGGAAGAGATCCTCTCCGATGAAGCTCACCGGGCATCGTACCGCGACCCACGTAACCGCCATGGGCAAATTCGGGCATCTCAGATGGTAGCTGGTCCATAAGTTCGCGATAACCTCTGATATCCTGATCAGAAAGTCTGGGGTCTCCTGTCGGTTCATAGCCTCTTATTCTTCCCACGCCACCTTCGAATGATGCTGGGTTTCTTTTTTCAAGTTCGCGATAACCTCTGATATCCTGATCAGAAAGTCTGGAATCTCCGATACGACCCAGATTTTGTCTTCCTGTTTCGCGGGGCAA